TGCTGGTGCTGGTGCTGGTGCTGGTGCTGGTGCTGGTGCTGGACTTGCGGGTGCTGGCGCTGGAGAAGGGCATTGGTACCCAAAGTCCGGACACGTCACGTCTGAGAAATAGACACCTAAAACCGTTCCTAAAACAACCATACAACAGCATAAAATCACAATTACAATAACACTTTTTTGCATTATTTTAAAGTATATCTAGGTTTTTTTAAAGACTGCGACCTATAGTCAATGAAGGAATGATTTGCGCATCTATTACACTCCCACCGCCCGTCAAGCCGCGCTCGGCGTTCAAGACCAACCAGCGAAACCGAAAATACTACACTTTGCACACCACAAAGAATGACGCCTTCACTCTGCGCGTCAACGAACAGGCCCGAACTTCGGTCGTGGGTTTCACGGATTGGGACAATGCTATGTTTGTGGGGAAAATGCTAGAGAGTTATTTTGTTAACCAGATGGAGTGGCCATCGACTTATGAAGTGGGTGCGTTAATTTTGCCCACAGGTCAGGGTGGAGATATTCTAAGGCATTTGTACATTCAGCAGTGGGACTTTGACGATCTCAAGTTGACTTGTACAAAAAACTTTTTGGATATGATTTCTATAGATGATATAGTCAAGCGCAAGGCTCAAGGAGGGTACGTGTTTGCGGGCAGCGCCTATAGTTTCGAGGCGGACCCGGACTTTTACCGCGAGCGCCTAGGTGAAATTTGGCAACTTATTTCACCTATGAATGATCTAATTTAGACTTTAGTCGCAGAGCGACTAACGCGGGTCGCGTTGTGAAAAGAACAGTCGCTGCGCGACTGGGAAGATTAGACCGGGACGAAGGCCTTCTTACGCAGCACCGCTTTGGCGTAAACCGCGCAAATACAAAAATGAATGTGGGGCCACTCGAGCGCCTCCAGTTGCTCGAGCTTGACCCCCATGGGGTTCTTGTTGATCTCGGCTACGAGAGCACTATCACGCGTCGGATCCCCCATACCCTCTGCAACATCAATCATACGCGACAACCATTTCACGTGTGATTGATTTTGAGCATCAAATGCCTTGATGAACCTAGTTGTAACAGACATTTATGTTAAAGAATAGTTTGTTTTTAAGTGCTCACGCAACCATTCCACCGCACGCACCGCAGAACTTCTCAGACTTGGGCTGACGGAAGAAAAGCAGCCAGAGGGCGACCAGCAGCAGAATTAGAAACAGGGTATTTTGATCGAGCTTCATACTTACTCTTCATCAACATTACTTTCCTCTGACTCGGCATCTGAATCCTCATTTTCGTCCTCGTCAAAATCCTCCTCTTCGTCAGAGGCCATATCAGAGTCGGCATCAGAGTCCTCATACGAGTCGGACTCATCCTCGTCTGAGGGTACATAGTCCTCGTCCGAGTCCACCTTGAGGAAGCCGTCCTCATGAGCAACAAACCCTATATCCAATTCTGAATCGGTTTTTAGGTACTCGGCAATTGAGTCATCGTCTATTTCGTATGTATCCGTTTCGTAACGCCAAATATGATCATCAGATTCGGACAGGTACCTGATGGTCAGAATGACGCCGTCCTTCTCTATAATTTTTGCGAGGAGGGCGGCTGGTTTACGGGATCCCACATCGGTCCAGACGCGTACGAGTGAAGACATTCACGCTCTGTGTAGTGGGTGACGAATGTTTTTATCTAGAAATTTACGCAAGAGCGGCGAATGGGTTGGCTGCCAGCGTCTTCTTGCCCACACGGGGGCCGCGCTTCATGCCCTTGTTCTTGCGTGGCGCGCGGGCGGCGTACTTGCCGCGGGCGGCGCCGGCATTCTTGCGCTCCTTGCGCACCAGCTTGGGGCGGATGGGACTGGGGATGTCCACGTTACCGTGCACATACTTGATGGCGACGGTGGAGCCCTGGGGGTTCTTGTAGTACTTGGCCTTGGGCGCGTACTTCAGACCCTTGTCCGTCTTGACGACGTACTTGCCCTGCGCCGTCTTGTAGATGACGCGACGCTTCACGTTCGCGAATGCCGTGGGCTTGGGGGAGCCGGCTGGGACCTTGCGACCCTTGCGGGCGACACGAGCGCGGTAGGCACGCTTCACTGGACCGTTCATTTTGTACTATTTGTTTAGAAAATTAATATGGGACGGGGGTTGGTGTTCGTCGCTCAGATAAAAAAATATTGGTTTCTCCCAGGAGAGGATGTCAGTGTATAAGATCACGAACAACCTAAATGGAAAGGCCTATATAGGGCAGACTATAAATTCAATACAAGAAAGGTTCAGGACGCACTGTGGGGTTTATTCAGAAGGAAAGTGCCCAGCCCTATGGTCGGCGATACAACTGCATGGAAAGGATAATTTCACAATAGAAGTTTTATGGTCAGAATCTGGTTGTACTAAAGAAGAGCTGGATGAAAAGGAAATTGAATTGATAGCAGTTCATAACACTCTCAGCCCAAATGGTTATAATATTATGGAAGGCGGCCATGGTTCTAGGCATCATGAAGAGTCTAGGAAGAAGATATCAGACGCCAAAAAGAAGTTATGGGAGGAAAAGGGAGATGAGATCAGGGCTAAAATAAGAGAGCGTGGTGTTTCAGAAGAGACGCGCAAGAGAATGTCAGAAGGGTGTATACGAAAATATCAAGAGAGACCAGAACTCAAAGAATATTCTAAAAGTCGTGAAGGGACTATTCACACTGAAGAAACGCGCGCCAAGATGGTCGAAGCATGGAAACGGCGCCGAGAAAAGCCCGAATACAGTGACACGATTGAGAAATCAAACGCATCAAAGTGTAAAAAAGTATATGTTTTCGATAAAAATAGAATACTGGTCCATGTTTTCGACTCTTTAGCACAAGCAGCACAACACGATGTTTCATTCACAAAGGGTGGAATTTCTGCTGCTCTAAAAAACGGTTCATTTTACAGGAAACAATATTACCTTTCTTATACAGAAGAGCCTCCGGCACCTAAAGAAAAAATATACAAACATATATACTGTTTTGATCATGAAGGGACTCTTATAGACGTGTGTAAATCTCTTGAAGAGATTCACGAGAAGACGGGGTTTAGTGCGTCAGGAGTTCTCGCTTTGGCTATTAAACGTGGGCAACTGTATAAAGGTCAGTATTATTTCTCGTACTCTTCAACCCTTCCACTTGTTTCCACATGACATACACGTGATGAACGCAGTCATTGGTTCGTCCGCGGCGCGCGTCTGCAACAAATAGAAAGTCGTGCGCTTTGATTTACAGCGCGCACAGGTGAACATTCCGGTATACTCCTCTTCCTTCGCCTTGGCCGCCTCCATCGCCAAGTCCTTGCTTTTGAGGGCAAAGGCCTGTTTTGCATAGGGGCCTTCGGGCCAGAGCACATCTGCTGTGTACCGCGCTAAGTTTTTGGAGTCGAGCTCCTTTCGCTGAATACGCTGCACAAGTTGGGGCACTATGCTCAAGCCCAGGGAGACCCGGCCATCAGCCACCTGGAGGTCTGCAGATACCACTGGGCCCCTTTCAAGCTCCTGTAGGAGCCCGAAGGTCTTTTGCTTGTAGCGCCACCTGAACTGCTGGTTTTCCCAAGAGGGCTCGTCCCGCAAGTCCCGAGTCACCTGGACTGCCCAGTTGTATACTGAGCGCTCGCAGTTGCGCGCAGCAGCCCCAGCACCCAGAGCGCGAGTAAAGCCGGTACGAGCGTATTCACGAAGGGCGTGCTCCATTGTTTTGGTTTAAACGTCATTCATATGCCCCGTGTCTGGCTTGTACACCTCATCTTTTTTTGGGATGTGACGTGGCACCCACCGAATCTGACGAAACACCTTTGCTTCTGGACCACACAAATGTGGATAACGTCTGGCCGTCCAAGGTGACGTCATAAATACCGTACAAAGGTTCTTTTGGGGGTTGTGAAACACGCACTCATGACACGATGGCATTCTAAGTTAAAAAAGTGCATCGTGTTTAATACAATGTATCCAATGATCGTCTGCGAGACCAGTCGGTGTCCCGTATGGGCCCTCCGTGGGTAATGATTGTCACTGTTGCGCAGAAAGAAAACTTATTCGCAGTCTTCAGCTCCAAGCATCTCGCCAAGGTGTTGGTTCTTCTAAATTCTCATCGTGGATTCATCGTAAATATGGAGACTTTGTAGTCACTCGTGTCAGGGTCGACGGAGGTCACGGAACGTCCCTTCCGTGTGTGATATGTCGCAAGGCGATGGACAGGCTGTCTATTCAGTGGAGGGCCCATGTGGGCGAGGAATGGGTCAGGAGCACTGATGAAAACGTACCAGCCTCCAGAGCCACGGCCAAACAACGAGTAAAGTTTGGATTTTTATAATTTGTAATATTAATAATGCACTGGGTTTCTATCCTCCTTGGGCTCGTCATAGGGTGGGCAATTGTGTTCTTTATCGGGCCAAAACCCAAAGTATCATATTACGTCCAGGCACCAGTCGTGGGTCTGCCCATTTCGGAGATAGACTCGGCCATGGAGGCTGTTGGCTTGGCGTCTTCCGACTGGAAGGGCAAGGCCGAGGCGCCAAGCCCTGCACCGGCACCAGCACCAGTGCCAGAACCCTCCGTGGCTGACATAGCCCTCAAGGAACAAGTTCCAAGTCCCGCCGATCAAGATACACACTCCACTCCCCAAGCTTTTTCACCTGCGCCATCTCCCTCCCCTGCACTTCAATAGACGCCCCTTTTCCAAAATCAAGCACCCACACATGAGCGTCAACTTGAAAAACCTTGGCCATGTCTCTGAGACTAATTGATTTCAAAATTTGAATTGCGTGAGCAGGGTCGTGAGCCTTGACCCGCGTTCCATTCTTGAACGTGAAGGTCACTGTCGGCTTTTCACGTGGGGTCGTACAACATGACCACCACATCATTTGACACTCTTGCGTGTAATTCCGAGGGTACTCTCTAACTTGCTCGCGGCGCGCGCAAGGGGCTTGGACCTCTTGAGTTTCAGCGTCTCCTGTTGCCCATTCGAGTTCTCGATCGCCCTGAGGCGCGACGGGTCCTGAACTCCACTGGGCGTCACGAGACCGCGGACACTCGCCTCACTTGTTGAATTATTGAAAACTGGGTGAAGCTGTTTTTCAACCGGAAAATAGAGTTGAGGAGGTTCCACGAGGCCCCCGTACCCCCTGAACTCTTCGATCGTCATCGTCCCTCCAAAACACTTGAGAAACTGGCGTTTCGGAGCCGGCCACAACGGCACAAACTTGCCAAAGGCTCTGAGCCTCATCATCGCCAGAAAGGACTGGACCTCTCCGGACTTGGCCGAGTTCGTGTCTAGCGCATAAGCCTTGGCACACTGCCACGAACAAAAGTTGCCCATGGTCGTGAACCTGTTGAGTCTCTCGTCATATTTGATTGGCAAGTGGATACATGGGCGCTGAGGGAGTCCGTGGACGCACCACCAACACACGAGGCCCTCTACGTCCTGTTCGGGTGGCGTCGTCGGTGGTAGGTCCTTCTTTTTGACTTGGACGCTTCTGGCTTCTGTTATAGCCTTTTTTTGCGCACAAATAGAAGTCATCTTGAAGTTAAAAACCTAATAATCTTTAATATTAGATGCTCCTATCAATTGATTGTGGTATCAAAAATTTAGCAATGTGTTTAATTGACCCGGTCACAAAGAAGATCCACCAATGGGACGTGTCAGGTGTACCGCCTATGCACGCCGACGGGATATTTCCGTGTCTGGTCCGGCACCTCAACGAGAAGCCGTGGGTCCTTGGGGCGACCACGGTCATCATAGAAAAGCAACCCGATAGGAACCGTGGTATGAAAGCCGTCGAGAATTTGCTTCACACCTATTTTCTCGTGAAAGATCCCGGGCGGTCTGTGGTCATCTGGGACGCCCGCCACAAGATCCCGGACGTCGCGGGCGCTGGAAAGGCTCGGTACGCACAACGCAAAAAGACGAGCATCGAGCGCGCCCGCAAGTTCATTGCTGGTGACGGTCCGAACAAGGAGCTCGTCCCGTTCTTCGACGCGCACAAGAAAAAAGACGATTTGGCCGATACAGTCATGCAAGCCCTGAGTTTCATAGACAAGCGGCCGGTAGAGGACGCGGCCAAACCGGTCAAAGAGAAAAAGGCGGCTCCACGAAAACCAACGGAAAACCAGACTAGAACAAAGTACTCCAAGGCGAATCTTGCTTACATAGTGAAAACAGGAGGCAAACAAGATGCGCGATTCAAAAAAGATCTCGCACGGTACTATCGCAATTTAGATGAGTTGAAGGTTGAATTTAATCTTGTGTAAAGTTAATATGAATGGTGTCAAACCTCCAGACAAGCCGCCATATGGTTTGGTGGCGGTGGTTGTAGTGTTGGTCATTGTAATTTCATTGTTTATTATATTTAACAGGTCGGGTCCAACTTCTGTTCACGGCCGCCCCCCAATCAGAAATGAAAGCGACCCAGTCCCACCTATAGCTGCACATGTGCAAATTTCAGCACCCACACCTGTACAGACCCCTGTACCGGCTCCTTACTATGCACCCGCGCCCACACCTGTACAGACCCCTGGACCGGCTCCTTACTACGCACCCGTTCCCGCACCTGTACAGACCCCTGTACCGGCTCCTTACTACGCACCCG